CCTCGATTTCCTTACGCCGAAGATCCCCGCCCGAACTTTCACCCTGGACACGCACTGAGCCTGAAGGAAACGAGCGTAAACGCATTGAGTAAGGCCGAGTCAGTGCTTTGGCGAGCAAACGGGGGTAGGCAGCTGAAGGCGGGCTGCCAGGGACAAAGAGTTGATTGCAGAAGCTGCGAACAGGAGGCTCCTCAATGAGTTTGCACTCAAAGCCGTAAACTTCAAAGAGGAATTTGGTGTCGAAGCCTGCGTTGGTGGCCATCTTCAAACTAATATCATCGCCAATGGCGATTGCTCGCAAAGGGTAAAACTGGTTGGCATAAATCGACACAATTGCTGGGGTTAGAGCCTTGTCAAACAGTGCAGGCTCGCAGTCGAGAGGTGGTAAATGCATGTAGCTGATAAAAGACGGCACGCCGGCCACACCTGCCACAAGAGCATTGCGGTACGTGTTGTCGGCGAGCGTGTCGTTGAACCCTGAACCTTTCGAGTCAAGACCGTCGTAGGCGAATCCAAAAGGGCCATTTCTAGCAACCCACCCCCGCGTGTCAGCAAAAGCGCGTTGGTAGTCTGCAAAGACAGCGGATAGATCAGCGTCGTGGCAGCGTGAGCATAACCATGCGCAGATGGTTTGACTGAGATACTCGTTCGCCTTATTGTGCGAAGCGTCGAACGCCTTCATATCATTCTCGCGGTAAACTCCTGGCGAATCATCATTGATGTATCTGATAGCGTCTTCGATCGTGAAACCGTCGTGCGCGACAAACTTGATGTTCGGAAGATGACTCATGACAACGTCGTAAACAGCACGCGTCATGAAGACTCGGACCAGAGTGTAAAAGGATTCAGACGTCATCGTTGGTTGACCACCTTTGCACAGTTTCTTCTGAATGAGCGTTTTCATCTCATCAGCATCGCCAGCTGCAGCAAGCTTTCTGAAGAAAGGCTCAAAAGGGTGCTTTGATTGTGACTTCAGCACCGTTCTCAAAGCTTTTGCCGGGAGGAGGGGACATTGATACTCCTCGCACAGGTTGTCCCAACGTTTGTCAAAGGCGCACAGTTTCATCTCTTGTGCGGCCCAATAATTGTCAATCGAAAGGTTAACAAGCGGGGCAGCCTTGGGGCAGTCGATCAACTGCTCGATCGCCTTTAAGAGCAGTGAAGTGCTGTTAATCACACGGTTGTCAACAGTGCGTGTTCGCTCTTGAACCAACCCGGCGCGCACGTTCGCTGTAAGCAAGCTGCTAACCTGATCGCTGGCGGAGTGGTACGGTGCGGCTACGCAGGCATCAGCGTCAAAGTTCCACTCACCAACAGACTGAATGAAAG